ACTTTCTTAATTCCCTGATACTTTTCATCAGGTATGAGAATTGCATCCGGGTTGGGGTTGTCCTCGTCCTCACGTTCTTTTGTAAAGAAGTGATCCATAACCACAACAGGAGTGTTCTTCAGACAGTCGTACTCATGTTGCACTGTTTGTTCGCTGTTGCCGCTACCCATAAGAGCAAAGTCTGCTACGAAAGGATCGTTTCTTTTTTCAAGAGTGTCACGAACATTACCTTTGTGTAACTCAAAGGAAAATTCTTTATTCTTTTCCTTCTTCATGTGCGTGGCAAACTCTTCCAATCTTTTTTCAACAGCGGCCATAGTGTTGTGAGGCTTCACATTATTTTCTTCAGCATCTGTCTCTGCCGTAGCATCTTCAAATAAGTCGTAGCCAATATAATGAACTGCATCAGTTCTGTCAAATGCAGCAAGAGCCATCTCAACAGCACGACCCCCATTCCAAGTTCCGGTTTCAAGAATGGTCTGAGGTTTATAGAACCGAATCAGGTCTGCAAGTTGTTTGTACCTGTTGGGAAGAATGTCTGGCGTCGTGTCTGTTTCTGAAAGGGAGACAACTCTATTGCCGGAACTATCTCTAAAGTTCTGAGAAGACTTGTCTGCGAGATTAATAAACAACTCCCTGAAAGAATTAGAGGTTTGTAAAGTGCAGCCATGTGCGTTGTAAATTGTAAGCAGTCGGCTTAGTATGAAGGTTGTTGACCACTCCCTATAGTTAAGGTATTCACCAGAAACATAGGCACCTCTGAGATCACCAAGAAGATCAACAGATGTCTGTCTTGAAATATTAAATGCAGCAAAGTAATCTGCATCTTCCATACAAATAAAATCTGCCTTGTTATTTAAATATCTTTCCAGTGTAGATATTCTAATATCTTTTGTTGGTAGGCTCAGAGGCTCTAACCAGAGAAGCCATGCATCAGCATTATCAAAGGCACACTCGCTGATTGCAAAGGCTTTCGGTGCAGCAGCAAGACCATCAAGAGCCTCGCTATAGTTTATGGCTCCCCCTTCTGTACCATTGTGTTCCTTGTTGTCCTCCACAAACTGACTGTAATCTTTAACATCTTCTAGGTTGTGGTAAAAGATATTCTTTTGTTCGGGAACACTATAGTTACTAATGTCCATGTTATAGTAATAACAATGGAACTCAAAATCAGGTTGCCACCTATCTTTAAATGACTCTAGAAGTTTGTACCCATTTTGTTTAAAAAGCTTTTCATCGAAGCATGTAACAATTTTATATGTCATAAGATTCAATTTTTCCTGTTCCGGCTAGATATGTATAATCAAGGTTCCATTCAGCAGCATACTTTCCATCAATCGCTCTGTGTGATTTCCATTCTTTAAACCACGGCCCACCTGTAGTGAAGTGTACATTCTTTGCTTCTATATCTTCTGGAGAATGGTTGTCTAACCAGTTCCATTCTTCATGGATAGAACCTATGTCAGCCTCTTTGTCTGGAAGCCATCCAAAACCATGTAGCCATGATCCCGGCATAGTATTAACTAATTCTGGTGTTAGTTTCTCATTAAGAGGGTGGCCGCAGTTCCACAAAATAAGACTTGACCAGTTCTTTCTACGATAGTTCTCTTGCTTACGTCCATCCATTTTAAAACCTTCTTCTGGTTCATACTTATGTTTGACGCAATATAATGGATAGTAGTCTAGATTATACTCCTCAAATATTTCATTGATATCTGTACGGGGATACATGTCGCAGTCCATGTATAAAGCCCAACCCTCCCATTGATTTATAGTAGGAACAAGAAATCTTGTAAAACTAAAATCAGAGGAGAATGGTTTACCATCTATGTCATCAATCATCTGCCCATCTTTAATATGATGGGTTCGAGTATATATACCAGCACGTTCTTGAATGGGCTTGCGAATTAATTTTACTATAGGCATGTTTATAGATGTTCTTTCTATAGTAAATTTAAGAACATCGGCTGCTACTTTTTCTTTCGGGTCATAACCTATGTAAACTACATTTGGTGTGTCGTTTCTCATTATATCTCCTATGTAAAATGGGGGAGCAAACGCTACGCACTCCCCCAAATTTAGTTACAGGCTGTAAATCTTTTCTTTCTTATCTTCAGGTATTACCTTTTGAAGATTGATGGTAAGCATCCCATCTTTTAAAGAAACATTATCTACAACCACGTCTTCGGCAAGAGCAAAAGACTTTGAAAAGGATCGCTTCGCTATGCCTTGGTGTACGACCTTTTCATCGTCGTTTAATGCTGCCTTTGAAACTCTTGTTTCTTCGGCTCTCTTGCCGGTAATGGTTAGCTTGCTGTTTTCTGTTTTTACTTCCAACTCCTCTTTGTTGAATCCAGCAGCGGCTAACTCAATCGTATATTCTCCATTGCCCTCTTCTATCAGATTGTGAGGCGGGTAGGAAGGGGGCGGTCTAAGCCGCATCTCTAGCATATCTTCAAACAGAGTTTCATGTCCAACAGTCCAAGTAAAAAAATGATTGAAGAACGGTTCATCAGGTTTCATATATACATTCATATCGTTTCTCCTTATAGCAAGTTGATATTGTGTGATCCATTATTGGCATCACATATATATTATAGTGCATAAAGTGGTTTTTGTCAAGAACTTTTTTTAAACACCACAGGAGCCACCATGTCCTGTGATATCGCAGATGTCATGTGTTTCCAATCCTTCCTCAAATTCCTCTCCAAGTTTCTCTACAGCTTCACTGTAAGGCACACTGCTAAGTGGTTGTCCTCCTCTGCATCCGTCAGGGTACACGGTGAAACCTCGCAACCTGTGAGCGTAAGAGGCAAGAGTATCAGTAAACTCATCCACAGTATCCTCATTGTTAAGCTTACTCCCCCACTTGGGCAGATTAATTGTGCTGCTGATGGACATATCAACATAGTCCTGCACGTCTGCTTGAAACTTCATACGCCTCTTGTAATCCTCTGCCAGATCAAGAGCGGACTCAATCTTGTTGGGATCAACGCCATAAAGATCAATGATCTCCTGTGCTGCACTGTCCACCACATACTGATAGTGCCAGCGATTACCACCCTTCAGATACCTGCGCTTGTAGGCTACGGCAAAGATAGGCTCAACGCCTGTGGAGGTGCCAGCCAGAATCCCAATAGAACCTGTTGGAGCAATGGCTCGATTAGCGACAGGGCGACTACACCCAAGAGTATTACTAAAGTCGGTGCTAATGTGATCACTAACTCCTTTATAGACTGCCAACCACTTGTGAAGTCCTTCGGTAACTTCATACTTCTCTCCTCCTTTAATCAGCCATTCATGCATACCCATCAGGCCAAGGCCAAGCCTACGGTTCTTCTCCCTGACCTTGTATACTTTATCGTATGGCAGCTTTGCTCTGAGTGTTCCGCATAGCAGGAACTTGGTAGCAAGTTCTACTACATCTGCAAACTCTTTCAGGTCATCAATGCGGCCCATATTAACAGACCCAAGATTACAAACATCAGAATCATCTTCAGATGTAACCTCCGTGCAAGCATTACGCAGCGTCTCCTTTTCTTTCTCGAAAAAATTAAATGAGAAGCCCGGTTCTGCGCTTCTAAGAGCCTGATGTACATTAGTCCTAAAGACATCTCCAACATCTCCTGTCTTCCAATAGTTAAGTAACCATTCAGTATCGTAGTTCACGCTGATGTTTGTCATGTCCAGCGGTGCTGTAAAGTTAAAGTCTTGCTCCTTGACCTGACCAATGGAGAAACCTGTTTCGCCTACTGGCATATCATACCAGTTTTTACTGGCAAGAAACTTGTCTACGTCAGGGTGCTTCCAGTTAAGGCTGGCATAGATAGCAGAGCGGCGACTACCGCCCTGCATAACACGCCTACCAATCTCATTGACCATCTGCATCTTTGGAATAGGACCAGAGGCAAGACCTCCCGTACCATTCAACAGCCGTCCTTCCTCACGGTACATAGAGTAGTCCACTCCGATACCACCACCTGTCATAAGACAGGACTCAGACTTCCAAGAGATGTCAGCCCAATCTTCTCTGGTATCCTCCTCTGCTTTGAGAAGGTAACAGTTATTAAAGAACTTATTCTCACGCCCTGCATAATAAAGATAACGACCACCGGGAATAAACTTCAGGTCGGTGATCATACGTTTCAGTTCGTCCTTGTCCTCCTTGCTGATATATTCCTGACATACATCGTCTACCAGTGTGGATGCCAGTGCGTCCCATGTCTCACACCCATGATGGGCATACTTGTGTTTAAAGATGTCTTCGCTAAACTTGGAGCGAAACATTGGGTTCTCATTAGATCGAAATTGTGGCATAGCTTTGTTCCCCTTCTAGTTATCATATTCCATTTCCAATATGAGTTGGGCATAGTGGATTGCTTTCTCGATATCCTTCCTGCCTTCTCCTTTAGTACGGTGGCGAGTGATGTATTTTATCACATTACCCTCCAGATAGTCAAGCCCGTTGGCATGAATATATTCAACCGGCTGTATCTTGCATCCCTTGTAGTGTTGTCCTCCAACCTGTTGTTGCAGTGCTTTCTCTTCTTTCATGCGTCTAAGATAATAGTTATAGTTTCCTTCTTTCTGCGGGTAGTTTGGTTCATCATAGGAATGAGTTAAGCTTTCGTCTGATTTCATTTACGTTCTCCGATGTTACAGCCTTGAGTGCGAAGTCTCTAACAGTATCTGGTTCTAGTCCAGCCAGATGGCAGGTGCTTTCAAAGTTCTCACATGTCACACCAACAGAGGCGAATACCCATGCTGATGCCTGATCTCTTTGAAGAGCAGTCTCATTAGTTTCATTAGGTTCTTTTGGTTTACTCATATCCAGTAGAGCTTGAAGTACAATAGCCAGATTAAGAGTTCTATCTGGGTTCTTTTGTGTTAGATCATAGAGGCTATCAAAGTCTAGGATGTCACTCATCTTCAACCTCTTGAACCGGACGATAAAATTTCCCGCCCACATAGTTATTGTAGTAGGCGGGTTCGTCCGTACCCTCTAACTTAGCCGTAAGAACTTTGTAGATCATCTGAAAATAACATTCATAATATCGAAGGCTCCTCTTGTTTTTATATTCACCTATAACTTGGAATCGAAAGTGTTTCTTGCCAAGCTTCTTTATATCTTCATTTAGATATTTACTAGAGCCTGTATATGTACGCCAGTTAGATTCTACTTTCTTACCTTTGCGTTTTACATAATATTGTTTACAACCAATGTAGGCTTTCTTAGTTTTCTTATTGGTTATTCTGTATACAAATCCAAAGCTATTCTTTTTGTCAAAATCTTTGTGGTACTCCCAATGCGTCACCAGTTAGTTACTTCCTCCACATCCGGTTCTTTAGCCACGTTGGTAAGGTACCTGCGACCATGTGCATACTTGAACACACGAATGCCCCTACCTTGGTTAGCATCAGCCCAACACTCTCTCTTATAGCCACAATAAACACAACTAATAGAAAGCTTACGGTTGCCAGACTTACCATCAGGTAAATCGGGATAGCACCTATCAGGTATAAAAGGCGCAGAAACCACATCTTTAAGGTGAGTGATTCTCTGTTTTGCATTTATCATATCCATGTGATGTAACTTGGTAAGACATATCTCTCCTGTTGATTTGTTGATGGCAAGGAATGCTGCTCGATCAATGTTGTTGGCCTCTGCATAGGCAGATATCTGTGCAACATAACCAAAGGGATCATCCTCTGCTAGTTTGTTATGTTTAAACTTATCAAATCCAACACCACTAGCAGACTTACAATCAACAACGACCCCATCAATAATACAATCCTGATGTCCGGTAACACCTTCTACCTCCACTTCCTTCTGTTGATCTGTTACCTCATGTCCTGATATAGTAGAACACAGAAGCAAAAGTTCTTCCAGAATATATCCATATAGAAACTTAATGCGTGTGGCTGGAGTCAGATCACTCTGATCCAGCGGCTTGTTAACATCATACCAGAGGCGACGATCAGGTTTTCCAATAGCGGATAGCCTGAGATTGCCACGATCTTTTGGTGTTTCATATAGAAAATCTTTTATGTGAACCTTCAGCATTTCACCGAAGGTATCTATATGTTTGTCTACCTCACTCTCGTCCATGTCTATAGGATCAAGTGTGAACAGACTATATATATCTTCAACGAGAGTATCTATTGTTTTCATAATAAAAAGAGGGAGAGAGAAAGGACCAAAAACTCTCTCCCCCTTCCTTTCTACGCTATATTAAAAGGGAACGGCTTCGGAGTTCTGAACATAACCTCCTTCAACAGGGGTAAAGTCTTCGCCCCCACCTCCAGAGTACTCAATGAATTCAACTACCTGTACCGCTGCAAGATCAGCAGATACACCAGAATTTCCGGCATAGTTCCATTCAAAAGGAATAGCCTTGACATTTACAGTGCTGCCGTTGGCTACCAGCTTATTC